TGGATAAGACCCGGTGCCAACTGCTCTTGACGAGCAAGAGTTTCAGCAGACTGAGTGACTACATCAAAACCTTTATCGAGAACAGCCTGTACATCTGCTGCACGACCAGCATTATTGAGTTCAAGGCGGAACTGAATTAGTTCTTCTGCCTTACGCTTTTCGCCGACAAGTCCTTCTGATCGAGTTGTTTCAGACTTGAGTGCTGAGAAAAGATCATTACGCTTGGTAGCAAGTTCTCCGTATGTAGCATCGAGAATATCGCTTTCCCATTTAGCTGCATAAGTTAGATCACGGTTACGAGAAATCTCTGGAAGAAGTGCTTGGTAGTCATCTTGTAGTTTGATGAGGTCACCCTCAAGCATCTTCAAGTTACCTGATGCTGCACGACCGGTTGCCCGGATCTCTGCAAGTTTAGGTGCCATCTCTTCGGCTTCTTGTGCAACAGCCTTGATTGGTGCTTTCTTTGCTTCGGCTGCACGAGCCGCAGCCTTCGGGCCAACACGAAGAGTTACGCCGAACTTACCTGCTTCTTTACCAATCTTGAGCAATCCAACGCCGGGAACATAGGTCAATGGATCTGCTGCAAGGTTAAGAACGAAACCAGATACTGCTTGGAATGTACGAGCCGCTTTAGTTTCAGGATCGTCAAAGAGTGCTTGGGTAAGTCCTGTGGAATAAGTCCAAGGAACTCCACCCTTCATAGTTGGGCCAGCAGCAATCTTTGCCTGAAGCAAAGCCTTACCTACTTCGGAGTTATAGTCCGTACCCAAGAAGCCTGTACCGACATCGATACGACCAGTCTTGAAAAGTTGATTGAGTGCTTGACCTGTTTGAGTCTCATCAAAAGTATTTGAGAATGGCTTTCCTGCTACAGCATTACGAACACTTGCTTCAAGTAGTTCGAATGGTGTGGAAAGCAACATGAATGCAGTACGAGTAAGCGGTGCAAGGAAGTCAGCAGGTGAACCTTTTGCCACCTTGTTCTGTTCACGCAACTTAGCAGCAGCAGCTTTAGCAGCCTCACGCTGTTGATCGATGAACGCCTGTCCATCCATTGTTGCGGCTGCTGTTGCTGTCTGTCCGTATGGCGTGGCACCAGCTTTAGCAAGACCTAAAACAACACCGGCAGATGCATTTGGGTAGGCTTTCGCCATACCTGCAACTTGAGATGCAAACGCTGGGTTGAGATATCTATTCTCAGCCTGTCGTCTGTAAGCATCATACTCAGGAGTACCCGGTAGTGGAATGTTTCCAACTACACTTGGTAGCTTTCCTGCCCCTTTAACGCCACCAAGTTCTGACATTAAGCACGACCTTCAGCCTTAACTCGCATTGCAAGTCTTGTCAGATCTGGATCTGGATAAAGTTCAGCCAGAGATAAAATCATTTGAGCAGTTTCATCTATTGCAACAGGTGCAGTAGGTAGTGCTTCAGGGCCACGACCGGGGCCAAAAGAGGCACCATCGGTAATAGGAACATCCTTATTAGGATTAGGATCAGTAAGATTCAAAGTTGGTTTAGCCATTGGCATAGCATTAGCAACTGCACCCATTTGTGCAGCAGACATTTCAGAGGCTGCAAGGTTTACACCCGGTGCAGTTTGCAATGACATAAGTTCTTGACCTTCGCCGTATGCACCACCCGGGATGTACTGAGCTGCTTGTCTTCCTGTGTACTCAGCCATCTTTATTAGCCTCCATTTTTTCAATATCCTTAGAGATGTTCTCCCACATATATCGCTTCTTGGCTTCGTTAACCGAATGCGAATATACAATCTTTGAGATTAGAGAGAAGAACTCTGTAAACGAAACGCTTATGTTGTAAAGCAACGCAGATACTGCGTATATGAAATCTAGTTTCTTAGCAGGTCGAGCTAATGGAAAGATATCGTCAAGCTCATCGAACTCTTCTTCGTTCATTAGCCCGACCTCCTAAGTGTTGTTACTTAACTTTCTTGCCGCCAGCAGATGCTGGTTTGCCAGTTTCGCCGAGCTTCTGCATTGCAGACTTACCCTTTGCAGATCCCTTACCCTTCTTAGGGCCAAGGACTGGAGCTGGGGCGACTTTGCCTTTCTTGGTTCCGAACATATGTTCCTCCTGTTGGATTAAGCAGCCCCAGTTAGGGCAGCTAATAGTTGTGTCATTTGTGGTGTTCCGCCTTGTGCTAAGTAGGTTCGCCGTGAGAACTGACCGGGGCCAGCCACCATTTGGGAGCCAGCGGCCGGGGCCGCTCCCGGAACCATACCCATTTCAGGGGGTAATGGTTGCGAAGCACCGGGGGCCATCGCAGTCGCCGCTGGCTGTTCTATAGGAGCAAAGGCTTTCGCCACGATTTGCTCCAAAGTTTCACCCTTTTGACGACCGTTGATGATGTCAGCAATACGCTTGACAGCTTCTGTTGGATCGCCACCTTGGGTTGCAAGCATTGGAATAGCCGTTGCATATTGCGATACGGCGTTGCGTAATGAGTCACGGAGATCTTCGATATCAATGCGTTGCTCTTCTTGAGTTACATTGATTGAGAATGGAAGGTTACGGCGTAAGAAGTCACGACTGATAAGTTTGTCGCCACGAAGTTGTAAGCCGAAGATGGCTGCACGATTAGGATCGAGTCCAGCCATGAGACCATACTGAACATCTACGGTGTAATCACCCTTGATGTCACGAGATGGTGTGTAGGTAAGTTCGTAAGGTGTTCCGTCATCTGTACCACGGATCATCTTGCGTTCGTTTCCAAAGACTTTCTCATCAACTTCGAATGCAATACCGATGAGATTGATTAGGAATCTAGCAAATACTGCCTGTGCAGCCTTAACTTGTGAATCAAATCCACCCATAAGAGCCTGTACACCACGACCAGTAACGATAGATGCATCGATCTGCCCTGTACGACCTTCTGGATAACGAGATCCCATACGGAGTTCTCGTTCAAGGCTTGATGATTCTGCAAATACTCCACCCGGAAGTTCGATAGGAACTCGGCGGATTCTTTCAGGAGTGTTAGAACGAAGCAATGCATCAGGGCCAAGAGCAAACTCTTGGACATCTGGTGGGATAGCAATCGGTGCTTCTACTGATTTCTTGGCTGCTTCTAGCTGTAGAAGTGCAAAACGAGCCTTAGCCATCTGTACAGGTAGTACATCATCAAACTGACCACGAGTCTGTCCATCGACAGTTGGGCGTTCTGCAATGTCTACAAGCACTTTACCAATCACATTTGGTGTATTGGTTAAAACTAGGTTGTCAAGATCAGGGATAAAGATCATGTCCTGATACGATCAGGGATAAAGATCATGTCCTGATACTTATCGTGATAATGAATCACAGTAATCATGGCACTTTGTCCACGATACTTCTGGCGAATCTTGTTTGTATGCTCTGGATACTGGTAGACAACAGTCTCGGTATCCATAATCATGGTACGAGATACACAGGTTACGGTGCCGAAGCGATCCTTTTCATAGTAAAGACCAAATGGATCGAGTAAACGAACTCGTGGGTTATTGGTTTCAAAGTCAATGTCAATCATTCCAGCACAGAAACCGTAGGTGTAATACCAGTCAGCACCTGCATACATCTGAAGCTGTAGATCAGATTTATTAGCGTAATGGTTGGCGATGCGTGTACGGATATCAGCCTTCTTACGAGCTGCATCTGATGCCATGTTGGATGAAGAGCAGTTAATCGAAGGTAGTGGTGCTGTTACTTCAGCGAGGTCACGAGCTGCGATATCGACCATGTTTGCAATGAGTGGCTTCGGATACTCATCTGAGAATTGACCAAAGAAGACATCTTGCATCTTGCCCTGACGGACAGCAAGTACATCAGCCATACGGCGGTCACGATCCATATTACGGTGCTTAAGCCGTGTGACCTTTGCTGCTACTTCCTGTGGAGTAAGCATTGAATCTCCTTTAACCTATCCTGCGATTTGCAGCCCACTCGTCTAGGTTTACAACCATCTGACGATTCTGGTCTGAACGAGTTATGAATTCGTTTTTCATAAACTTACCACCGTAGTCACCGAACTGGCAGATTTCTCTAGCCCTAATCTCACAGAACCAAAGAGCCATAACCAAGTCGGTTTTGTTCTTTGTCTCTGGCGACCAAGTGACAAGCTGATCGATAAGTAATCTGATTCCTTCGTGTCTATCTGACGGAAGATGAATCAAGTTATCCCTATGGTGTTTACCATTGGATTCAACAGTTCCGAATAACGGAGCCATTGCTGCTACACCAAAGCCCACATCCCACTTATTGCGAGAAGTCGTATGTTCCCGGAGCATCACTCTACGGTTGGCTAACCACATCCGAAGATTCTCATCCTGTGTCAGGTAGCCCTGAAAAGCGTTACGCTCAACCATCCATTCAGATGGTTTGTATTTGTCTGTTAATGTCGTGATGAGATCACGGATTGCTTGTGGCGAAGGCCGAGTAATTGTTGCCGCATCAAGTACATAACGCTTTTTGCGGCGGCGATC